CTGTTATGCAAGAAAGCGAATCTATGCGTAGCGACGAAGCAAAGGGGCGTGTAAGAAATCCCGATAAGCCAAAGAAGCCCGTCTCTATTCATAAAATCCATGAGTAAATATTCCTTTAATCAATACTATCACGATATATATTTACCGCTCCATAGTAAAAGATCAACTAGACTATGGCATCTGACTGGCAATATAGCGACCCTTTGTTGGATAGCTATATGTCTTTATAGCGGAATCTGCTATTCCCCGTGGTTTTTAATTGGTCTTCTTTTGACCCCTTTTATAGTCTATCCATTTGCTTGGTATAGCCATCTTTTTATAGAAAAAAACGAGCCCGCTGCATGGACCAACCCGGTATGGGCTAAGCTGTGTGATTGGAGAATGTGTATCAATATGTTATTTGGTAAGGTATGGTAAAATGGCTAAAAAAAGAGCAAAAAACCAACGAAGTGATCAGTGTGCCTATCCTTCTAGATATTCACCTAAGCAATGGGTTCATGCTGCCCAATATATCACAGAACTGATTTGTGAAAAGAAAGCAAAAACCGAAAACAAAGAATTACCCTTTAAGTTTTGGGAAACTGATGCTGCATGGCTCAAATACTATAAGTACCAAATCATAATAGCCAACCGACTTCTCAAGAAGTATGGCGAAAGTGTTATCATAGCTGCGATGCATGATAAAAGGATGTGGAATACATACTCCTTGCGCAACCCCTTTTTAGAATCTGTGATCAAAGAATATGCAAATAAGAAAGAGGTCGCTGATCAAATTGCTCAAAAATTTCAATATGATTTTTCTGAGAAAAAAACCTTTAAAAGTAACAAAAATCAAAAATCTATTATATCGAAATTGAGAGACCTTGAATGAGCGAACAAGACATTATTAAAGAATACGGAGACGTATTACTAGAAGCCAGTCATATCACAGACAATCCTCCACCCGTAATTTCTATTGGGCCTAAAATAGATATGGCTTTAGGCGGCGGAGTACCAGAAGGTTCTTTAGTTATTTTTGCGGGAATTCCAAAAGCAGGGAAGACTATAAGTGCCCTAACCTTCTGTCGCAATGCTCAAAAGGTACTAATTGATAAGAAGCCTCGTAAAATTTATTTCGGCAATATAGAGGGTCGTATCAAAAAGCGCGATCTCGAAGGAATACAAGATCTAGACCTTAATCCCGATATTTTCAAAATAGTAGGATCAACAAGGGGCAATATATTATCGGGCGAAAACTATCTCTCTATCTTTGATAAAGTCATACATAACGAGCCTCACGCAGTTGGAGTTATTGATTCCTTTTCGGCCCTAGCCGCCGAGAAAGAAATGACAAACGAGATAGGCGATGCTGACGTAGCACCAATCCATAAGTTTTTAGCCAAGTTCACAAGGCGCTTTGCTAATGTTTTGCCTATCAACAGGGTTACTTTGGTAGGCATCACTCATTTGATGGCCAATATTCAAAAGTTCGGACATGGTAAAAAGCGCATAGAAAAATCTGGAACGGCTCTCCAATATGCTCAAGACGTAAAGCTAATGACCGAATATTTTAAGCCCTTAATGCAGGGAGAAACTCAAATCGGACAAAAGGTAGAATGGACTATCCATAATTCATCATTAGGACCACCGGGACAAAAGGTAGTTAGTATTATCAAGTATGGGGTAGGTATTTGGAACGAATATGAAGTGGCGGAACTATTGAAGGAATTCGGCATCGCCCAAGGTAAAAGTTGGCTGAAAATCGAAGGAATAGAACAAAAATTCCAAGGGCTAACTAATCTTGCTGTATACTTAGAAGAAAATCCAATAGCCTACTCTGACTTTAAAACCCAAGCGTTTGAAATGGTCGGAGTACCTGTATATGAAAATTAAATACCTAAATGGACAATCTGCCAATTGGGTGATAACGGGTGAAGTAGTAAAAGGAAAAGATACTAGAACTCGATCTAAATTACACCTAAAGGCTCGCGCCATACTGCAAGACCTCTTTCCTACGCACCGTATTCTTGAAGAAGTGACTATCCCATTAAGCCATAGCATATCGCGCTATCTAGACTTTTACATTCCCAACAATAAGTTGGCTATCGAAGTTCACGGCCAGCAACACTATAAGTTCAATAGTCAGTTCCATTCTTCGGCACGCGACTTTATCGAACAAAGAAAAAAAGATTCGGAAAAGCAAGAGTGGTGTGAGCTGAACGGCATTACTTATATTGAACTACCATATAATGAGGGGCCTGAGCAATGGACACAGAGAATAACACGCCGCTAACTAAAATGCAAAAAGTAGAGAGTATTTTAGATACCTATGAGCAAAGTCTTGGATTAGAAATATTCAAAGAAGATAATAAAAACGCCGAGATAAAGCGATACCTATCTATGTCCCGCGAACAAATAGAAAGAATGGATATAGAGGGCTGTGCGCAAGCAGCCATTATTCTTGGTAGTTTTGCGTTTTACATTCAGCGCGCATATAATAGAGAACTGGCTCGCGTCAACTGGTCAGAAAATGTCTTAAAAAAATTGATAGCGGGTAAAGAAAATCAGTATAGAGGCTCATGGGAAAGCCAATATTATCAGGCTATTAAGGAAGACAAATATGCAGAAGGTATATATAGAATCAAACAATACGCCAAGCAAAGAATGGACCGCATTACTTTTTTGGCCAATTCTATTAAAAATATGGGGGACTTATTTGTGAATTTACAAAAAGCAAAGGCTGTGACAAAATGAATAAAGACGACTTAATCAAAAGGCTATTGGAAAAACTAGACCCCGAAGATCTAGAAGAACTACTAAAAGAAGATGAAGAAGATGTTCAACAATTAGAACAAGAGGTATCGCGTCAGCCATCGGAATTCCATGCCATCAAGCAATCGCGCCCCAAGAAGACCAAAAAAACTACTAAAAAGGGCAAGAAACAGAAAAAGGGCAGAAAAGACGATAAGGGAGAGGTGTGTCGTAAAGAGTCTATGCAAATTAGTAACCATAGACATAATGATTTTGACGACATGATGAAGACCGTTGTCTTAAGCGCCGACGAAAAAAAGGAATTCGAAAACGCGGAAAAAATTAAGACTGCGCCAATAGAACGATCTAAAAGGCCCAGTACCTTGGTGAACGTGACATGTAGATGTTGTAAAGAAGAATTTGAAGTTTCGGCGGCCCTAGTCGCCCATCCTAAAAGATGGAAATGCAATACTTGTTCAACAGGGGCGTTTTAAAAAAATGATCCTATCCGATAACGCGGCTGAACGCGCTGTATTAGCAGGAATATGTAAATACGGTGCGGCAGCCTATTTTGATGTAGCAGACATTTTGAACGACACCACATTCACAATAGAGTCTAATTCTATTCTGTATGCTTGTGTAAAAAAGATCTTAGAAGAAGATGACGCCAGCAATATAGACGTTCCATCTATCTTGTCTGCCGCTACTTCTATGGGTCTAGGCACCTTCTTTAACAACTCCCAAGAGTTAAATCATCTAAACGCCATTCTTAAATTTCCTGTTATATTAGACAATGTCCGTAAGTTTGCCGCGAAGATCAGAAAGCTACAAATAGCTAGACTGATGTATGAGCAGCTAGAAGCTACCAAAGACAAGTATCTTCATATAAACGGCGACGAATCTATCTCTCACATATTAGGCTTAGCTGAAGAGTCTATCTTTAATTTTAGTTCGCTTCTCAACAGCGACGATGACGCCCCACAAAAAGTCTTTGAGAATATCGAAGAACATCTAATAGAGTTGGGCGAAAATCCCGTAGATCAGATGGGTGTATCCACAGGCTTTACCAAATTCGATTTTGCAATCGGCGGAGGCCTGAGAAAGGGTACTGTAAGCGTAGTGGGCGCTAGACCTAAAACCGGCAAGACCATTATGGCCCAAAATGTAGGCATTAATGTAGCTTCTCGTGGCGTGCCCGTATTAGATCTAGATACTGAAATGTTAATCGAAGATCATAAGAATCGCGGTATGGCTATGCTGTCGTATGATACAGATGGCAAAGCCTCTATAGACGAAATAGAAACAGGACAGTTTGCTAAAAGTGAATATAGAAAACAAAGACTTATACAAACAGGCCTAAATCACAAGGATATTCCATATTATCATAAAAATATTGGAGGAAAGCCCTTTGAAGATCAGCTATCTATTATGCGCAGATGGCTAGCTAAAGAAGTTGGATTGAATGATCAAGGGAAAGCTAACGATTGCCTGATAGTTTACGACTACTTAAAGTTGATGGAGGCCGCAGACCTGAAGTCTTCGGGCTTGCAAGAATTTCAGATGCTAGGCTTCATGATGACTTCTCTACATAACTTTGCTTTAAGATATGAAGTCCCCATGCTCATCTTTATTCAATTAAATAGGGATGGCATTACTAAAGAGTCTACTGATTCAGCCAGCGGTTCCGATAGAATTATCTGGCTTTGTTCTAATTTTTCTATCTACAAGAATAAGTCAGATGAAGAAATAGCTAATGATGGGCCAACAGAGGGCAATAAGAAATTGGTTCCAATTATTTCACGGCATGGAGAAGGTCTTCAGGCAGGCGATTATATCAATATCAAGATGCATGGCAAATACGCCAAGCTAGTAGAAGGACAAACAGCCCTAGAAATAGATGCCGGAGGAGATTATGCAGTCGATGAAAGACAAGAAGAACAAATCGCCTTTTAAAGATCAGGCCAAGCTAAATACTCTTTCTGATTTAGTATTGAAAAACATTGAATATTTTTATGAGTTTTTTAATGCCAAGCCCTTTCGAGGCAAGAAACTATACTCTTCTAAGTGCTTCATTCATGGAGGAGATAATAAGTCGGCCCTTAATCTCTACTATAATGCAGATTACAGAGTTCATTATAAGTGTAGAAGCCATGGGTGCGAAAAGAACTTCGGTACTTCATTGCTTAGTATGATAAGGGGTGGACTATCCCATGTAAAGTACTCTTGGCAATATCCCGGAGATAAAGAAGTAAGCTTTGACGACACGGTAGCGTTCGTATTAGATAAGTTGCAGCTAGACTTCGGGCAATTGAAAAGGTCCGTCATAGATACTAGTAATCATGACTTCTGTAAGTTATCACAGGCTATTAATAGAGAAGCTACTGAGGGAGTTGTTAGTAAGGAATTTTATAGAAGTAGAGTAGAGATACCGGCCCCCTATTATATAGACAGGGGATTTTCAATCGAAGTTCTTGACGAACACGACGTAGGAACCTGTCATAAGTACGACAAGCCTATGTTCAATAGGGCGATGGTGCCAATTTATGACGAAAACAATGATAAAATAGTAGGCTTTACTGGTAGAAGTATATTCGAAAAATGTTCGAATTGTTCTTCATATCATGATCCCTCTAAAAAATGTGGCTTTTTTCCTAAATGGAGACATTCTAAAGGGCTAAGGGCCGAAAATATACTGTATAATTATGGCAAGGCCAAGTCTTTCATACAAGAAAGCTATATAATAATCTTAGTAGAATCGCCGGGAAACGTATGGAGATTAGAAGAGGCCGGTATTCATAATTCTGTTGCTATTTTTGGCACATCTTTAAGCAACACTCAACAAAAATTAATTGATGAATCTGGAGCGATGACTATGCTGGTGATCATGGACAATGATGAACCGGGCAAGCAGGCCGCTCAAGCAATCGCAGAACAGTGCCATAAAACTTATAATGTGCAGGTTGTTCCTATACATAGTCAAGACGTTGGAGACATGGCTGTCGAAGAAGTACAAGCTTCAATAGTCCCATGGATTAAAAAGGCTTCAGATAATATAGAAAGGTTTCTTAAATGACACAAATTGTTGGTTTCGTAGGAAAAAAACAAAGCGGCAAAGACACTTCATGTAATTTTCTTATGATGTTGCATCTATGTAGCTTAGGAATATGTAAACGCGCACGCCTTAACGAAGAAGGAAAAGTCGAAGTAAGCGACATTTTAGGCGAGTCGGTCAGCGGACAGGAATGGTTAGCCCTAAGTGACCCCTCTGTCAATCTTGACCTATTACTTAATAATCTGGGGGTCGTTAAAAAATATTCCTTAGCGGACCCGCTAAAAGAAATCGCAGTCAATGTATTTGGTCTAGATGTCGATACGATATTCGGCGATGATGAACAAAAGAATGAAAAGATACCTTTAAAATGGGAAAATATGCCGGGCATCATCACAAAAGATAAGTGTCAAGAGCATATGAACGATTATGGAGTAGGCACAGGACATAGCGTAAAAGACTATAGAAACCATCTTAAAGAAGACTTCGGCCTGATCCTACATGGCAAAGGTAGAATGACGGGGCGTGAATTTTTACAGTACTTTGGTACAGAAATATGTCGGCATATAGACTACAACGTATGGGCTAAATGCCTGCTGCGTAGAGTCGAACAAGAAGCATTCGATATGGCCCTTATCTCTGATGTTAGATTTGATACAGAAATCAAAAAAATTAAAAGAAATGGGGGCATCTTGCTTGGACTAACTAGAAATTATAATAGTCCAGATCAGCATGCTAGCGAACAGGCCAATCTCGATCTATGTGACGCAGTAATAGATAATGCTAGCATGACAATCTTAGAACAAGGGCATGCCATTTACGAGGCGCTAGTAAAACTAGACTGTAAAGCTCTTCCTAAAAAGGAGCTACAATATGCCTCTACCCACTGATTGTTCAAAAACTATTGTAGTAGACTGCGATGGAGTTATAGTAGAGTTCTTCTTTTTTCTCGCCCTATTCGTAAATGCTTTGCAAAGTTTAGTACAATGACAATACCTATCGTTTATTTTCGCAGTTCTTCATACAACTGCCATCGCGTATGCGAAATGCAATATTATGGCCTATACACACTAGGCTACCCCAGTAAAAACTGGAAAGCAACCTACAAAGGAACCATTGTTCATAAGGTTTTAGAAATATGTGGGGCCTGTAAAAAGGCCCTCCAAGAAGGCCTGTCAGAAATCCATGATAGTGAAATAGGGACTGTTGAGACAGATAGAGTAGAGTCTGAATATCTAGAAGAAATAATCTATAAGGTTTATCAGTACTATATAGCTAGTGCTACTGAATATGAATGGGACCAGAAAGACTACAGGGAATGCCAAAAAGGAGTCTGGAAGACCCTTGAATACCAAGACGGCCTGTTCGACCCGCGTAATAGAAATATAGTAGATGTAGAGCCCCATTTCAACTTTGAAATTCAAAAGGATTGGGCCGCATACGACTATTCAGAATTAGGCTTGAAGGGTCATTTAGCAATGAAAGGCACCATTGATTTAGTAACTGATATCGGCGATGGAGTCTATGAGGTTGTAGATTACAAAACCGGAAAAAGAACAGATTGGGCCACTGGAAAATTAAAAACTCAAGAAACCCTGCCTAAAGACCCGCAGTTACGTATGTATCACTACGCAGTCAAACAAATGTATCCTGATGTACATACTCTTATCATTACTATTTTCTTTATTAATCATGGTGGTCCCTTTTCTGTCTACTTTACCGATGACGATTTAGAAAAAACAGAAAAAATGATTCAAAAGAAGTTTGAACATATACGTGATACTAAAGAGCCAGCAACTATACGACAAAAAGACCCTAAGCAAGGATGGAAATGTCGAAAGTTTTGTAGTCTAGGAATGAACACGTTCGAAGGCACACAGATTAAGCCATTAAAGGAGGGCCGTTCTGGACAGTATACAAGGTACGGCGAAGTTATGAGTCAATGTGAACAGCTACGCTATATGATTAAGAAAAAGGGTATAGAATGGGTGACCGAGAATATGATTAATCAGGGCCATAGTCACGGTTTTTATGCAGCACCGGGAGCGGTGGAAGATAAGGAGGAGGAGAAGTAATGAAAAAAATATATCATCATCCGTGGTTTCCTCGTTTCTTTTATAAGAAATACGACGGGGGTAAAATATCTGGAGTCACCGGATATTTTTTAATCGAATGGAAAAAGCTATTTTCAGTTGGTCTTCTACATTTTAAAGAAGGTTCAAGGGAGAACTATCATAGCCATGCCTTTAATGCTTGTAGCTGGTGGCTAATCGGAAGAGTCTCAGAAATTAGATTAAAAGAAACGGGCGGGCATATACCGTATATCGCTACAAATAATTTCGAGCCGTCTCTTTCGCCTAAAATCACACCAAGAAACAACGTACATCGTGTCGTGGCCCATAAGAATACTTGGGCACTTACTTTTAGAGGTCCGTGGCAAGATAGTTGGTATGAAGTAACTCCTGAAGGAGATAAAATAACTATGACTCATGGTAGAAAGGTGGTGGCATAACGATGTTGAAGGTTCAAATCACAGAAAAAATGATCAAGTCGGCTCAGGTCAAGGCCAAAGAAATGGGAGAGCTACATAATTCGATCATTAGAGGGGCGGGAAATTTTGTCGGATTCTTAGGAGAAGAGGTCGTAAACTCGGTTCTTGGGGGTATAATTAAGAATACCAAAGATTATGATCTGGTATACGACGGCTTCACCTACGATGTAAAAACCAAGCGCTGTACTTCTCCGCCGCGCCCTCATTATGAATGCTCTATCGCCGCCTTTAATACCAATCAGAAATGCGACAGATATATTTTTGTTCGTATCGAGTACAATAAGTTTAGCAACGAGCTTGTGAATGCTTGGATCTTAGGATGGTACGAAAAAGATCTATACCTAGATTTTGCTCGCAAGCTTAAAAAGGGAACAAGGGACGGCAATAATAACTTTCTAGTTAAGGCCGACTGCTATAACTTAAGGATTGATGAACTAAAAACCGTCAAAGACTTAGTTGATGATGAGTTATCAAGCATTGTTTATACAGACGAACTAGAGGAATGGTGGAACAAAGAGAATACGGCATTCGATAATCAAAAGCCTCTTGAAATTTTAGAGGCCGATCCTAATCAATTGTTTAATATGTTGTACAAACTTAAAACAGGAATGCCCACATGAAAATACTAAAGGATGAAGCGAAGCCCACTAAGATTTATGTTTTTAGATGTTGTGGGTGCAAATCTGTTATACAGGCCGAAGAAGAAGAGGGCATTTTTTATATTGAAGATGCTAACGGCTCAAATTCTGTTATATTTACATGTCCCGTTTGTAAAGCTAAAAATACTGTTTATTAATAAGATGAAACTAGACTTTCCTTTACATCGGTTTATAGAACTATGTGAACAGGTCGTAATGAATAAGGACCAATTATGGGCATGAAAAAAGTATATACGCCGCTTCATGTCCATTCATGAGTGAGAATATTCACTTTTGGATGGAATGTCCCAGTGCGACGACATTGCCGAAAGAGCAGCAGAAATAGGATCGTCGGCCTGCGCCATTACCGATCATGGCAATATCGCTGCAGCCGTAGACTTTTCTAAAGAAGCAAAAGATCTATCTCTTAAGCCTATTCTAGGATGTGAATTTTATGTTGCACAAGCAAGCGCCAAAGAAAAAAACCAAGAAAACCGAAAGCTATCACATCAAGTCATTCTAGCTAAAAATCTGGATGGCTGGAAAGACCTTTTGGGCATGGTGTCGTGCGCAAATCACGACGACAACTTTTATTATAAGCCACGCATTGATTTAGATATCATGGCTGACTACGCTAGTCGAGGTAATCTAGTTTCATTCAGCGGCCATTTAGGCTCGACCCTAGCTAGTGTTATTACTGATGAAAAAGGCCTTTTGCCCGACTGGAAAGCTATAGGCTTAGCCTATGCACAAAAGCTACAAGGAATGTTTGGTAAGGAAAATTTCTTTATTGAAATACAACTAATTGATTCCGAAATTAACAAGCTTGCCAAAACTGTTGGAGAGGCCCTAAGAGAACTGGCCAGTTCATTAAGTATGCCATGTGTAGCGACTCCAGACGCCCATTATTGTAGAAAAGAAAATGCTAAAGATCAAAGGGTGCTACTATGTACTTCTATGAAGACCAACATTCCTAAAGTAACGCGCGAAATTAAGCAGGGCGTTGCCGGTAATATTTTTAAGACCTTTTTTGCTTCTGATAACTATCATATTCCTTCTTATGAGGAAATGGCCCAGTTCCATACCGAAGAGGAGTTAGAAAACACAAATCTAGTTAGAGATATGTGTAAAGACTATGATATCTTAAGCTCTCCCAAGCCGCCCGCCTTTGATTGTCCTAACAATGCAGATCCCGGAGATTACTTGCGCCATCTCTGTAGGCAGGGCTGGAAACGCAAAATGTCTGATTTGCCTAAAGATAAATATCCAGAATATGGGGCCAGAGTCAATCATGAATTAGAAGTGTTTACATCTATTGGCCTGTCTAGCTATTTCTTGATTGTTGATGACATATTAAACTTTGTAAGACAAGAGGGATATATAACGGGCCCCGGTAGAGGTTCAGCAGCAGGCTGTATGGTTTCTAACCTTTTAGGAATCACTCAAATTGATCCTATTAAATACGATCTAATTTTAGAACGATTCTATAACGCGGGCCGTAACACGCCGGGCAAAATTGCTTGGCCCGATATTGACTTTGATATTCCAAGAAGCGCCAGAGATAAGACTCACCAGTATATCAGAGACAAATATGGTAAGGATAATGTGGCCCAAATTATTACCTTTCAAACTCTGAAGGGTCGCGCAGCACTAACTCGCGTGATGCAGGCCCAAGGTAATATCTTGTTCGACGAACAGAAGGCTATTACTAGATGCATTCAGGACGAAGCACAAGTGGTGGACGAACTAAAAGATATTGAAGACGAATATGGTTATTCTTCTACTATACTGTGGGCTCTTGAAAACTCTGCTCAAAAATTAAAAAACTGGTGCTATTTAGAAAATGGTAAAATTAAAGGAAGAATGGGGCCTATTTTTGAACAGGCTATTCGTTTGGAACATACTAAGATTATTTCTGGTAAGCATCCAGCAGGCATTGTGATTTCGGATGATCCTATTAGTAATTCGTGTCCTATGGTAGCTGATAAAAAGGGAAGTGCAATGTTAGCGGGATTTGATGGTCCTGCCTGTGAAGAGGTTGGACTGTTGAAGTTTGATTGCTTGACGGTTAGAGGATTGGACAAAGTTATGGACGTAGAAAAGATTTTACAAGAATAAACTATGGAGGAGAAGAAGATGCCTAAAAACACACGCTGGATTATTTGTTTTGATTTTGAGACTGATGGTAAAGATCCAACAGTCGCCAACCCCACAGAACTTGCTGCGGTTCCTATTGATCCAGAAACATTAGAGATCAGAAAGGATCTTGCATTCGAAACAGTAATCAAGCCTCCGGGCATTGATAAGGATGATTATTTTACTGATGCTCGCAATGATACTATTGCGTTTCATGCGAAAATGCAGGAATGCACTCCTGATGAAGTGATAGAAAAATGGAAAAAGGGAATACCACAAAAAACAGCTTGGAAGAACTTTAGCAATTATTGCGCTAAGTATAACGTAGATAAAAGACCGGGTCAATGGTACGGAGAACCAATTTCGGCGGGCATGAACATAATTGGTTACGATCTTCCTATCTGTAGAAGGCTATGCAAGAAATATAAAACCAAAATGCCGATTTCGGATGTGGCAATATTTGATTTATATCATATTTTGCAGCTGTGGTTTGAGAGCTTATCGGAGCCTCAAGATTTAAAAATGGATACTCTGAAAAAGTTCTTGGGCATTAAAGACAAAGATTATGGGCAGGCCCATGCTGCTCTGCCAGATACACTAGTGACCGCCGAGATCATAACGCGCTTTATGAAATTTATTCGTAGACAGTCTAGTGTAGAAAAGTTTAAGGGAAGTTTTGCGAAATGAATACTAAAGAAGAAGATATGATGAAAGTCTGGACTTTCGCGTTAAAACGCACAGAAGACGATTGGGTAAAGTCGCCAGAACCTATACCAATAGACATGCCTACCACCATGCTTGATACTATTAAAGAATTAAATGATCACGGTAATGAAAAGAATAAAACCAATTATCATTTTTATAGAATGGATTATGTAAGAACTAAAAGAACAGTATTTTTTTTCGAGACAGAAAGAGAAGCTTGGTGCTTTGCTGAAGGCTTTGAGTATGGAACACAGATAGAGCTATATGGAGAGCAAATTTGGCAATCAATGCTTGATGGATATATCGACATTAGAACAAGTATAGAGGATGATCAAGATGTTGAAGATGATTAATAAGGTCCTTAAACGATTCAATCTATCTATCGTTAAATATATTGATTGGGACGATGGAGAACAAAGATGGATTATAGATAGCGGGTTCCCCGGTAAAGAAATCATTGTCGATGAATCTGCTTGGGGCGGTGCTGAATGTAGATATAGTGATGGAACTATGGCTGGAGAACCGAAGTATGACTGAATGTGTAGAATGCCAAAACTGTATCATATACGAGGACCAATCAGAAGATATGAGACCTCCGTTTGCTGTATGTCGTCTAAATCACGATATCAAAACAACTGATATTATGGAATTCTATCCTATTGGCGACGACTGTGAAGATTTTAAACATGGAGAACCGGAATATGCTTGATCTACCTTGCGGCTGCTCCTTTCCAATCGACGAAAGAGGCAAGCCTATACTTGATCCTAATGTAGAAGCTCTAAGGCTAGACTGTCCTGCAACATGGAATATGATCTGCGATGGGAACACAAAAGGAGTTTTCCAACTAGAATCTCAATTGGGTCAAAGTAAAGCTAAACAGGTAGCTCCAAGAAATATTGAAGAGTTGGCTGATCTTATAGCCATCATCAGACCGGGAAGCTTGGAGTCTGTAGTAGATAACAAAACTGTTACCGAACACTATATTGATTGCAAAAACGGCACAGAAGACATTCAATATCTACATCCAAAATTAAAACCCGTCCTTGAATCTACCCAAGGCCAAATGATTTATCAAGAGCAGGCCATGAGACTGGCTGAAATTGTAGCTGGCTTTTCATTAAGTCAAGCGGATAGTCTACGTAAAGCCATCGGTAAAAAGAAAGTAGAATTGATGGCCCAAGTA